CATCTGTTGAATTTGATACATCTAATTTAATTGCATAAGCTGATAAATCAGGAGAAGGTACAAGATTTGTAGATATTGCTACTATTTCAGACGAAGTGTAACCATTTAAAAGAGCAGAGTCAAGAACATAGGTAGCTGTGCCTAGAATTATATTGTTAAATACGGGTTGACCTGAAACGGTTTGACTTCCCCCTAACAATAGAAATTGACCCGAAGTGTAGCCACCTAGATTCTCCGCAGATACGTCGTCCCATTGTTGTCTTTTAGCTGGGTTCATAAATGGATTAAATCTATATGTCGTGCTTCCGAACACAACCGTCGGTAATTCGGCGTAACAATATGAAGGTACGATCAAGAATAATATAAGAAGTAGTTTACGAATAAGCATAAGTAGCTCTATTGTTCCATATTTTTGTATCTTTATAAGTTCCTTCCGCTCACGTTCTATCACCGTTTGAATCGGTTTTTGATATTCTCCACACGCCTTTATCGGTATCAGCGTACTTGCCAATTTGACACCAACCCTCATATATTGCGTTAGAGTTTGAGGGATCTATTCTTGATGATTGGGGTCTGCCGTCTTGCCAAAATGTCTTGTTTCCCACAGTTACCTCCTCCTGTCTAGTTTTTCTTTAATTAAAAGTGCTATAACCCAAAGGTTGACGACTAAAATAAATGTGCTAACGTCGGCATTTAAGTGAGTGTAATAAACCGATAAAATACAAGCTGAGATTGTTCTCATATTATTTATTTTCATTTAATAAGTCCTTCCCTATTTTTGAGCCAAGAGTCTTTTTACCTTTCTTCTTGCTCATTGACACTAACTCTTCCCATACGTTATCTGATATTATTTTTTTCTTTATCAAGTCTTTTAAATATGTATTTTTCTCTTTCCCTGTTTTAAGTTCACTTACTTTAGACCATATATATTTAAACCGCTCTCCATTTGTATCACCTAACTGCTTAGTCAACCTTTCGATATAGGTCAATTTATACTTTTCGTTTTCTCTTAAATGTTTTATCTTTTTCGCAAGGCGCGGATTGTTTTCCTCCATTTTGTTGTAATTTTCATTCATTTCTTTTGCGGGTATCTGTTTCATTCCTTCGTAAACTAACTCCGCTTCTTGGTTAAAATAAAACCGTTCTTTATCTTGTTTCTTTAACGCATCTTTTAAACTCTCAAACTCTTTTGACTCGCCACGTATTCTGTCTTCGGGTATGTCTCGGTAAAATCTACTTATAAACGGTATTTCTTTTGCTTCTATCTTACCCTTTTTCACTCCGCTTATAGTTTCAAACACTTTTTGTGTAAATCTGCCCGTACCACCTACAAGCTGTTGAAATGCGTAGTTCATATCCGCTGGGGATATTTCTATTCCCTTTTCTCCGAGTTTGCGCGTCCAACCAATAAACTTTTTTCCCATTAATTTATCTTTTAAGCTATCGAAATACTTTATAGAATCGGGAGCCGATTGGTTCCAGTCAGGTCTAATCTTTCCACCAGTCCACGATCGGTTTCTTGATATGTCTATGCGTAGGTCAAGGATTGTGGGTGTTACCGCAGAAACTATGTCCGTACCGCCTACGGGGTTATATCCTTCCCATATTGCCGCCAAAACCTTACTCATGGCAGTTTTTATATCTGTTTCATGGCCTTGTGTGTAATCTATGAAATAATCCATACCAACTTTAATTGGTTTCAGTCCCCACGATACAGGGATTGTAATATAACGCACACCCTTATTAGAAGGTAGCATAATAGTTATTCCGTTAAGTCTATCCCACTCGCTTACTTTACTTCTCCATTCGGGGTCTATCTTATCGTTATATTCGTTGATAGCGTATATCGAACCACCGATAGTAGCTAAAACCATTCCCGCAACCTTAGGGTCTCTCATTGCCCGTAACATCTTAGCCGAACCCTGTACTGAAGCGTTAGAGAACATCCATATACCGTTAGTCATGGGAGACAAAGCGCCCATTTTGTTAAAATTAATTGAAGCTTCTTTCGCGTATACTGCCGACTTTTTTCTACTAAGTCCTTGAGATAACGACTGCCTATAAACCGAAAGTCTTGTAGAATCCTCAAATATGGCGTTCCAGTTATCAACTACCCGCAAGGCAATTTCAGCGACTTTTCTGGGTTTATTTCTATTAATTCTCCGTATTTTATCTATGTCTATTTCTGTTTGTTTTTTAGTAGAAAGTCCAAGCCCACCAGTCGTTCCGCCGTCTTCTTTCATTTGCTGGTAAAGTCTCGCACCTTCCGTATCCTTTCCACCCATATAGTCAACTACTGCCTTAATACTTACGGGGTCTTTTATAGCAGTCTTCGCCGCACCCGAAAAACCTATATCTTTCTTACTGGCCATATACACCATTGTTTCCTGTAAATCTCTTACTTTGTTCGGTACGGCAAATTCGGGGTTAAACCTAGTCATAAGACCGGCATAGAACCTTGTAAACGCAGCCACCATTCTCGTTAAATCGTCTACCTTAATTCTGTTTACACCACGAAACGCAACTGCTATCTGTGGGTCGTTTATCTTCAAATAAACTTGTTTGCCTTTTTCTCTTACCGGTAAAACAGAGGGGTCATTTATGTGTTCTTGTATAAACCCACCTTCAAAAGTCTTACCTATCGTTTTGGGTTTTATTTCTTCAAAAAGTCCGTCAAAATAATCGTTATCTCTAGCAAAATTTAAAGTGTGGTTATCAACAATATTCTTTTCTGACCTTGCAATAGCCGATCGTAAATTAGCCGTTACATTACCCAAAATATCAGCTACTTCCTTTTTACTCCCAAAAGCTCTCTTAATTCCCGTACCTTGGACATTGAAACCCCTAGAAGTCAATATCTGTACAAAGTCCTCGGATTCACTCATTACTCTGTTTAATGGTATATGATTAGGGTACAACTTTCTTAATTTATCGTAATCGCCCTGAGATATTACTTCGCCTTCAAGTAAGACATCGAGAGTTTTTTCGTTTAACTTTTTTATATCTTTAGCTATTTGCTTTACTTCTTTACCATAAGACTTCCCTTCTATCTCTTTAATATTTTTACTTGCTTGTTCGCTAGTTATTCCCGCCGATTCTTCGCCATGTACGACGTTCCGTTCGGGTGCGTGTTTAGCTATTAAATACCTGTCAATATCCTTGTTTATTTCAGGGGATTTATACTTCTTTTCAACTTTTGCTATTTCCTTGTCAATATCGCTAATTTGGTCTAAAGTATCTTCCATGCGAGTGCCGACACGACCCCAATACCTAGTCTCTGCCTCGTAAGGATTATTAGCTTCGGTTAGCTTAACACCTTCTTTTTGGGTAAGCTTTTTAACCCTTATCCAATCGTCCTCTATCTTTTCTCTTAAAGTCGTCCAGTTTTTGTTCACATACTCTTTTGTCTTTTGGGTTACCTCTAAAGGATTAGCAACCACACCTGATTCCTCGGTAAACTTCTTATCTGCCTTACCAAACACCTTCTTTTCCTTAAAAACCTTCTCGGTCTTACCTAGTTTTTCACTCACCGCCTCACTAGTAACCCCGTCAATAGGCAATGACAAGGTACTTCCAGTCTTAGGGTCATTGAACATAGCCATTGACTTTACATCATCAAAACCTTCTTGTATGCCTATAAACTGACCACCTGACTTTTCTATGGTTTGCTTTACAGAAGTCTCATCTACCTTATTGGCTTTGTTCCATATCTCGGTTAGTTGCTTGTCTGTGTATTTTATGAGTTTATTTTTGTTGTCAGAATAAATAAATTCTGCACCTACCCCAAAAGGTTTATTAGAATCAAATTCATCAGGAAAATCGTGTATTAAATCTTTAGCTTTAACTTTCATACTAACAACATTATTTTTACCCGCATAAGATTCGGCAGACATACTATCTGTTGTTACAAAATCACCATCTACAATCTTAGCATTAATGAGTTTTTTATTACCATCAGATACACCACGATAAATAGTAACATCTAATTCTGGGTCAACACCTAAATCGCTAATTCTTTCACTTCCCTCTGTTGTTCCAAATTTTCGTATATTAGGATTATATCCACTATATTGAGTAGCACTACCTCTATATGTTGAAACCCACTCCTCAGCAGACTTATACTTCCTAGCTTCTTCAACTAAAGGGCTTGATTTAGGCGTTTCTACGGGCTTAACCTCGCCTTGGGGTATTTCTACCTTTGGTGGGACTTCGCTGACTACGCCTAATTTCTGTGCGTCTGGTGGGGTTGTGGGGGTTGGTTGGTAAATTTCTTTACCTGATTTAGGCAACATCACCGCGCTTTTGGGTATCTTGGGGGTTATTTCGGGGATTGATTTAGGTTTTACTATTTCCGTACCTTTTACACCGCCTTTTACGACGCCTTTTACACCGGGTAACTTAGGGCTAGGCTTGACTTGTACCATAGGTTCCCATTTCTCAACGCCAAAAGATGCCTTTATGTTCTTCTCCGTACTGCCTTTAACCACGTTTTTAAGCACTTCAGAGACGGATTTAACGTCTTCTTTTGAGTATCCCCGATTAGTCATCTTACTTTCTACTTCTTTTAAGGTAGAGTCTAAAATGCCCTTATTTGCCATATTAAGTAAAGTACCTAAAAGAGCTACGTCGCCCACCATTTCGCCTACTGAAAGGCCAAGTCTTAGCGGTTGAGGTGTGTCGTCTGGTAGTAAATCGGTCAACTGCTTGGTCTGTAACGGATCGTATTTCTGTCCCGTATTGCTTGAAACCGATAACCCTTTTAACTGGTTAAATATTTCAAACCCCATAACGGCAATAGGACTTGCCATTCCCGAAGCTATCAACGGCGCACGTGACATAATGAAGTCTTGACGTTTCTTTACCTTCATCGCCTCGTCTTTACTATCAAAACCCACGGTAGCTATATTATCGGCTAATTGGAAAAGGTCTACATCGAGGTTCACTTCGGATTGTATTTTTTGTTCTTCTGGTGTTATTTGCCCTTGTTCTTTAAACGGAATTAAAGAGGGTTGGTTTTGTAAGTCTGCGGGTTGTTGGTTGGAAAAATCAAGACCACCAGTAGTGGCTAGTTCTGTACTCGTATCAGCAAGTAAGTCAATAGGTTTTCTCACCTTGCCTATCATACTGCCTAAAGTCTTTTTGGCAGAGCCAAAAGATTCTTTAAAGCTATCCCACGGTTTAGTTTTTTCTTCACTAAACTTTTCCCACGGTGGTGTAGATGTTTCTTGTGGTGTATAAAGTTCCCACGGTTTAGGCATTATTAATATCCTTTATTTAACTTTCTTCCAACTACTTTGAGAAGATGGGTCGCCACCTAAAAACTTATAGCCATCTACAATATCTCCTACTTTGGGTTTTCCAGTAACCGCAGTATCTTCGGTCTCATCAAAAAGGTCTGCATATGTACCTTTCGCATCTTTTTTACCTAACGCCGTTGCTTTCGATCTACCGTATGGGTCAAGACCAAGTTCAGTGTCAGCTCCCCTCTTTGCCTTATAATCCTTCAATCCACGTTCACTCTTTTGCTCTGGTGTCTCTGGTATTGATTTTCTTGACGTGTATACGACGTTGTCGGGTATTTTACCAGTAGCGTAAAACTCTTTGTATGTGTGTAAAATCTGTGCGATATTAAGAGGTTGACCACTTGACTTGCTCGTTAGAACACCGTTTTTAATGTACTCTTTAAAAAGGTCTCTTTTAAATTCTTTATCTTCGGAAATAGCAGTATTCTTACCTTTAAAGTAACCACTCGCCGCACTCTCGGCTATGTTACTCAAACCCTCTGCTAAAGGGTTTCTATTGTCCTGTTCAGCTTTATACTTCGCCGCTTCAATGTATCCGCTTCCCATGATAATTCTCCTTATTTTGTTTTATCTGTTGCGCCATATTTACTTGAAAGTAGTGGGCTACCTTTACCATATCCAAATCCTTGAAAATAGCCACTCGCTACCGTAGAAAGAACTGGTGCGACATAATCAAACGCACTCTTCTTATTAGCGTCTGCGTACATACCAGCGACCTCTCTTTCGTTGGCGTTCTGTATTCTCATTAATTCCTTGTTCTGATAAAATGAGGTATCTGCTTCCCTTGTAGATTGTATGTTTCCTAAAATCTGTGAAGAAGTACCTGCCGCTATATTTCTACCTTGCATTTCAAGTTCTTGTTTATCTGACATTGACTGATCTCTCTGTGTCCACGCCCTTTCAAGCGAAGCCCACGCAGCCTCACGTTCTTGTGCGTTAGTAAACCTAAAAGCGTTACTCTCAAATTCAGCTATTTCCTGTAACTTTAACTTTGAGTTTTCAATTTGCTGTTGTTTGTAGTTGTACTGTGACCACGCCGTTCCGTACTGTTTTTCCCATTCGGTTAGTTTCTGTTGGTATTCTACTTGAGCGGTATCTGTCTTGGCTGATAACTCGTCTTGAGCCAAAGTAAAAGACCTTCCTTTCCGCGCTTCTGCCCTGTCGGCTATCAATGCGCTTAACTTGGTCGCCCTATCTCCTGAACCCGCACCGTATGGATCTTGAGCGTCAAGAGTCCTTAGTAGTCTTTCCTCTTCCTTAGTGTCGGCTACCTTATCCCAGTCTTGAACGGTTAAATCCCAATTCTGAACCATTTCAGGTGTCAAAGTCGGTGCTTCGTACTTATCGGTCATTTCGGGTTCGACAAAATCGCCTAACTCTTGGGCTGCTGTTTCTTGATACCCAGCTTTTAACTGGTCGATTGTTTCCTTTCCCGGGTCTTTGCTATAGTCATAAGTAGGTATGTCCTCGGTTCTGTCAATGTTTACCTCGGCATTAAAATACTCACTTGCTTGGTCGGTCAACCCAGAATCAAGATACTTTTTCGCCTTATCGTAAACCTCTTGAGTAATTAATCCATGTTCTAAAGACTTATCTAACTGACCTTGTAATTCTCCTTCAGGTGTTACGACTTCGCCTTTCCCTGTGTCTACTCTACCTTGATACTCACTAGTATCATAACTGGGGTTATCTACCTTTATATTATCTAATATAGCTTGAGCCGAAGCGTAGTCTTTCTGTGCGATAAAAACATTTACTTGGTTTAATTGAGAGTTGGTATCACTTTCTAGTTTTTCCTTTTTAGCTACAACACCAGAGAAAAAGTCACCGTAACTACCTTCTTCTTTTATATTTACATTACTGTCGAATTTGGCACGAGTTACCATTGGAAGGTCGTTATCGTACGCCTCTTGTATGTACCTTAAATATCCCGCATCTTGCCAATCTCCCGCATCTTTTGTGGAGTTAGCCCTATTGTGTGTTTCAGTACGCAACTTATTAAATTCAGTTGGGTTACTTTTCAACAAATCAAGAAGAGCATTACCATCCCTTATTATTAAACTAATGTTTGTATTCATAAATCTTATCATATTTGTATTCATAAATCCTCCTATTAATATCTTATAATATAATTAACGCTTAAAGACTGCGGTTCTGTTGCGTGCCCTGTCCTTGGTGTTCCGTGAGTTCCATCGTCAACCGGTTCGGCTGCATATCCCGTAGTAACACCCGAAGGATATAATAGAACAGATGCATCACTTCCCGACTGAATAAGCCCGGAACTATATTGACTTCCATTACTATCTCTAATTAAATGCCTATGCCCTTGAAAATGGTCTTGTTCGTAATCACCTAACGTACTCGCATATTGGCTTCCACTTGCATCTACGCCTGATACACGTGTTGTTGTCCCAGAACCAACCGCAAATACTCCACGAAAATCAGGTAGACTGAAATTCGTAGAACTATCACCCGCACCATAGGTTTCACCTATAATTGCGTATAAAGTTGCATATGTTGTTCTTGAAACAGTTGAACCGTCGCAAACAAACCACCCCGTCGGTGCAGTAGAACCACCATACATTGTTATAGTCCCTGCTGGTAAAAAATTAACTACACCAGATACATTTAATGTCGTAGCTGTAATAGTCGTAACGGTAACGGTATTACTAAACGTGTTCTCACCACTCCACGTGTTTGCTATGTCTTCGATATTAAATGTTATATACTTCAAGTTGTCGTTTATCTTTGAGTACAACCTATAAGATGCTCCTGAATTGTAAAGAATTAACTGTTTATTGTATAATCTCGTTGCACTTGGAACAGATGAAACTTGCTTAAAGTCTATATTTTGTTTCTTGTTTAGAATGTAGAAGATTGTCGAGTTTAAATAACTTAGATCAATATTCCGCCACTCCTTTTGAGTAAACGTGTAAGGTGCGGTTTCTGCAAACAACGGTATTGAAAACATTGAGATAATAACTAATATTAAGAGTTTCCTCATTTTAAAGACTCTATTAAGTATCTTATCGTCATTCCCCTATACTCAAAAGATTGGTCAATATCGGTTTCACTTATTCTGTACTGGAAAAAGTAGCTTTTAGGAAACTGCAAAGGCATTACTTTTGTTATTAAACCGAAAGTGTCGTCTGATAAATTGAGTGTTTTAGTCGTCCACGAACCCCCTGAACCGTGCATACGATAGTCTATATTTACATTCCAGTCCCCTGCATCATTAAAAAGAGGTGCTATATCAAGTATTGTGGTTTCCCTTATACTTCCGAAATTGAATATTTTAGAACAGTAATAAGACTCATACCCCGTTCCGTCGTCGCTGTACGAATTTTCAACGTCTTGGCGATAAACTTTCCCCGTGTCCTTCGAGTCGCAAGAATAGAGGTTATTTTTATAAACAAACGTGCTCCCCCAATTCATACCACTACCGTTAAACCGTGTCCACTCGCCGTTACTTTGTAGCACTAAAACTACATTATTATCGTTGTTACTTGTGTTCGTTGATACGGCTATCATGTAGTTATCGTTGTAATCAATAGCAAACGGTTGCTTTAATGCAGAGCTTGTGTTATATGAAATACCTATTGAGTTTACCAAAGGATTTACGGTAGAGCTAGTACGACTTAATGACGAAGTGACGACTATGTACGGGCCAGTCGATATGTTTATCGGGCTACCGTTAGTTAAAACAGTCTTAACGGCAACTGATGCGGTAGTTGTTGACCCGCCACCTTGACCGTAATATACAATCGTCCCACCCGATGGCTTAGTTTCGTCTGCGCTAAAGTTACCCCAACTCCCCCATGAAGTACCTGCGTTGAGGGTTTGTGAGGTGTATGTCCCATTTAATGGATTCATAGTTGACATATATACTGCAAATGTTAAGTCATACGCCGGGTGTTCTGTCCATGCACCATCATATATTTTTGATGCCGTATTACCACGATTATACCGCTCCTCATAATAACCTACAAGTACTTGGCCAGCACCACTAACCGAAGACAACACTATATAATAAGTATAATCTTTGGTTAATTTTAAATGATTAAAATTAATATCTGTATTATCTCCTATTACAGAAGACACAGTAAGGGTGTATGATTCCATAATATTCATATTATTATTTGCTATATAAACATTAAATGTACCATCACCCCCTGTGTATGTTCTTATGTTTATATTAACCTTATCAACATAGCCCGTGTAGCTCGGTTTAAAAGACTGTCTTCTTGAATACCCATTTTCCAATGATCCTTGGTGTATATACATTCGTTGAGATTGGTCTCTAGAAGAGTCTTTTGCTTTAATACCCACACTACCTAAAGTCGTAGTAGTATCTATGTTTATTCCTGACCCCTTTCCCCAATCAGAAGCGGTGTCTTGGATTAGACTTAATCTCGAAGCAGAGGTCAACTGGTTTAATACTTTAACGTAGGGGTCTATTGGCTCACTAGCTAGGTTAAATTGACCGTTGTATATCTCAACACCTCTGTGGCTTAACCACGTGGGGAACCCTTGATGCTCTCGCATAGTGTTTTGGTACAAACAACCTATAACTTGTGAAATGCTGTTAATTATAAAGAACGGATCGGAAGAATCGTCTATTATCTCCGTTATTTCCCACGTTGAGTTCCTTTTCGTTACGAACAACCTATTTTGGTATAAAAATGCGCCTGTAATATAGTCACCATCTGAAACATTGATATTCTTTGTACTGTTATCCCCTATAACTTCGGGGTCATTGTAGTTGCTGTACCACACCGTAGAAGGGTATGTATCTGTCCTAAAATACCAAAGTCTGTTGTGCCACCATTTAACGAAATAGGGGTATGAGGGTACGTTTGTCGATATAGTAACCGAACCATGTACTTTATTGTCAAGTATCGTCGTAGTCGTGCCGTTAAAACTCCACGCCCACGTAGTACCGTCAACTATGTACGCCGTATCTCTTGCGGTTGTAATATTCGCAACCGAGGTAGAATTTAGATCGCTTCGTATTTTCGTACTGTTTCCATCGCCGGTTGAGTAGAACATCGAAGTAGAAGATTGTAAAAGTATGTACTCGTCATTGTCTACTTGCCTATAAACGTAAGAGTTTCGTATAAATTTAGCACCTTCAAGGGGAGTAGTTAGGTACAGCGAACTTCCTAACCTTCGGGTAATCAGTCCCGTATACCGCGCGGTTTCTATATTTAATACGTCAGGGGAAAGTAAGTCAGAAAGCATATCAGGGCGTACAACTGTAACCCACCCTTGTAGGCCATAGTGGGGAAACTCTTTTGCGTTAGTTGTTTCTTCGCTAAAAGTTACCGAAGCAATACAAATAGTTGACAACAATAAAACAATAGCTTTTCTCATTTATCCCCTTATCTGGCAGTCATACTTGCTTTCTTGTTAGTAATCATTACGTTTAGTTCAGATATAGCCCTTTCGACATAAGCGTCAAAGACTTGCATCCAACCCACAGAGGCGTTATCGTTCCCTTGATCTTTCTCACACATTGAAATAACGTAAGGTATTAAAGCCTTGTGGTAAGAAGAAAGGTATCCTATACTATCAAACGGTTCATCAGAATCCGCACTCATGGTAGAGGATATAATTGTATACTCATGTTTTATGAGGTTTGTCCCGGTATAGGTTACGTTAGGAGGTGGGTCTAGGCCTATTTTCTGTGTGTTTAGATTGATGTAAAATCTGTTAGGAACGTCGGGTGATGAGTCTTCAAAAAACGGTCTACCCTTATCGGAGTCTAGCCACGTTAAAGTAACTCGGTCTATCTCTAAGTATCTCGTAGTAGCTGTTATAAGCGGTATTATTGCTCTTGAAACCCTGTCAGTACCTATCCACCCATCAGGAAGCGAATACTCGGTTTGACTGGCAATAGTGACTATATAGTTCTGCGTTTTAACCGCTCTTGTGCGTCTGCAAAACTCCTCTTCCGCCATAGCGAACCTAATATCGTACTGGTAGTCTTCCCATCGTGGGTTACTTGAATCAGAGTCCCTTAATGTCAATCGTGCCTGATCCCTAAGTTGTTCTAAATTCCACGCATAAGATACCGAACAGAAACTAACTCCTAACAAGATTGCTATTATCAGTTTTTTCATTTAACCCTCTTACCCCTTCTCTTAAAAAATAGTTCGAGATTATTTTGTTCTAGTCTTGAGCTTGACGATGTAGATGGTGTCGGAGTCGGTGTAGCAACAAAGAATTCAAAAGCACCAATAGTCCATGGACTACTACGAGTAACACCTGCCATATCGGTTGTAAATATAGTCGCTAAATCTGTACCTGCACCAACAACTACTGCGGTATCTGAATTTACATGAAAGTCACTACCACTCGCATCAACAAAATAATCTCCGTTGGATGTGTCGTTTGTTAAAAGCGTGATAGTTCCCATACCTCCACCTTGATAAATATCTACTGTGTTTACAGTATGGAAAATATTGTTTGTTGCTATTATTGTTCCACCACCTCTATTTTCAGCGATTCTTTCACAATTATAAAATGTACAGTTATATATGTTTACGGTATTCCCACCTATGTCGGTTGTTATCGGTCTGCTCCACGCACCAGTCCAATCATAGAATAAACAGTTTATAAAATAAGTTGGGGTTCCTGTCCCACTATTATTTGCCATAAGACTCTTCATTTCAGTGTACGCACCAAGGACGGCTTTTAAAATACAGTTTTCTAAAACTATTTTACCTGCATTAAGATTCCAAAGAGTACACACATTCTGACCATTACCACTAGCAGTAAACTTAATTTGTATGTTCTCAAGCTTAACTGTCCTGTATGCTTTTAGTTTGTGTGCGCCAACCAATTCAAGTCTAAATTTAGTTGTATCATACATATCACCAGAAGCAGGTGGTGTCCAATCGCCAACAAGAGTAGGATAGTTTGTTGCATTGCAAGTCCACCCATCAAGATTAAATCCAGTTGTATCTGCTAATATTCCTCTACAATTTACAGTTAGAGAATCTCCACCATTGTCGGTTAGGTTTAAGTTCTGTGCTTCCCACAAACCAGTTGCAGAGTAGGCATTAACCCAAGAAGAACCATCACCAGTTCCACCAACAACATCAGTATCAATGTATTGAGTCAATTCTCCACCAAAACAAGGAATGGATATACCAAGTAATAATATGGCTAAAAATAGTTTTTTCATTTAACCTCTTAGTCTTTAAATATAGCACCATCTATTCTTGCCGAGTTAGAAGTTTCATCTGCGGTCTTACCATAGACTGGTTTATTGTTTCTACCTCCAAAGCTATATGCCTCACCGGGAACCCACATACGACAGTCCGAGCCAGTAGTTGAAAAACTAGAAAAATATGAGGTATAGAGCGTGCTTGTTCTTACTATGAAGTCTACGTCATTACAAATAGATGCTTCGGTTGTACTTAGAATTGTAGAACCTTGATCAACACCACCGATTGCTGTGCCTGACGTTATTGTTAGGTTAAAGTCTCTCCTATCTGGCCCTTTGTTTATCTTTTGAAGTTTAACACCAAACATACCTGCGTGTGCTGATACCGCAAAAAAAATAAACATTGTAAATAAAAAATACCGCTTCATTTCACTCTCCTTTATTCTTGTTGAATATATCTAGCTGATACGGTTGAATTTGCAACTGTCAAAACGAATTTGAACCGTTTGTATAATGTTATTTGTGGGTTATAAACAATCCATCTATCTGCTGTTAATGCCGAAACTAAAGCACCGAGGTCGTTTCCGTCTGTATCGTATGGCGTGTACCAATCATCACCGTTTAACGATAACTCAACTGTAATAGCTAAAGAACCTGCGCTAGTCTTAACAAGTAACGAAGAATTTCCTGTACTAAACTTAACCGGTATTTTGTCACTATAATACGTTGCGGCAGAGGTTGTCATTGCCTTTGATTCCCATTTCGTACCGTCGGTATCTTGTAATGATTCTGAATGTATAATATTTCTGTTCACTTAAAACACCTCCCTTGTCAACAAATTGGTGAAGAGTACCCTTTTATAGATACTCCTCACCGTTTCGTTTATCTTTGCTTTACTTTTATGTATACCTCGTAGTCCCTTGAAGCATCGCCGTCACTTGAAAAGTCTATCGTATTATATACGTGATTTGCCGTATAATCAGAAGACGATTCAGTAGCTCCGGCTACAATAACCTTGAAAATATCGGCAGTAGTGTCGATATCAATAGGTAGTCCTATCTTATTGCTTGTACCTATCTCAAATCCAACTTTACGTGCCGCATAACCTACGGAACTCCACGTGGCCGTTGCATCGCTTACAGTAAAGCTAACAACAGACAGAAACGCCTTATTGCTGTACCTTACCGTATGGTCTATCATCGAGATTGTATCAGATTCTAGTTCTCCACGTGCCGTATACCCTAAAATGGTTAGTGTAGCACTAGATTCCAAAATTGCATCTGACGCAGTAGACGTTGACCTCATAACGGCGGATATATTCCGTGCATGAATAGCATCGGTATAGTCTGCCTTTGCTAGTGTCCACGTAGTACCACCCGCTTGTAGTAAACTTATATTCATCGATCTATCAACACCGAAACTTCCAACACTCGCACCAGTTGACGATACGTAGATGTTTCCATCAGAAGCAGCTAGGTCAGTTAGTGGGTACACTATGTTTACGAAACTATCAGAAGACACAATCGCACCATTAAACGTCACCGCACCGTCAAATCTAGTCGCACCATCTACCTCAAGTGTGTTTTCAACATAAGCACACCCCGCACCAACTGTTACGTCGGGCGTTATCGTGTCTGGAGTTCCAGTTACTTCTATGGCGTACGTTCCATTGTGACCGCCAACAGCATAGCTTGGAACAAGTACAAAAGCTACTAACGCTATGCTTATTAATATATTTTTCATTTTTTCCTCCTCATTTTATTTCCTTAACCTTTCAACATTAGCAGCTTCAGGATCGTCAGGCTCAAGTATTCTCATTATCTTCTTCCATTCGTCTTGATACTTTTGAGTTGCAGAAAGCCATTTCATGTGTTTTTTGACATCGCCGGGTCTTGCTTCTTGGTACTTACTATTAGGGTTTCCGGGGTTACTGTGTCGTTTCCCCATCATCTCGTCTCTAGTAGGCATACCATCACGAATTTTACCCTCAAGGTACTTTACTCTCGTATACAATTTCGTTCGTTCAGTACCCTTTAAGTCTCTTGGCGCAGCTCGTTCGTTTAAGGTCTTTTTGTCGGTAGATAACTGCTTAATTACATAAGACTCGTCCATATTCCGAACACGCCTATACTCTGAACTTTTGTGAGTTTTAAGCCATCCCTCGTTGTTAGATATTCGCTGTCGCCTTTCCTGTTCCTCATTCGTTGTCAAATAACCTTTATGCTTTCTTACTTGTTCCTGAATACTCATCTGCCTTCCCATTTTTCCTCCTGTTAAGGTTAAATAGGGAGAGATAGGATACCCTACCCCTCCCCTTTTAAATTAGCCTACTAAATGACCAAAACAAAATCTCCAGTTGATCCACCAACGCCAGAAACGACAATAACCAATATACTTAGCAACAAGTGTATCGGAATCGCTGTCTTGGTTGACTTCCAAAGGAATACGATCATACCATTTTAAAAACTGTTTCATGAGGTTATAATCTATCATAAACCAGTTATTAGCATCGGTTAGAAAGTTCTTCCATACCATAAGTTTGTACTTACCTTCATGGAAGTTGACGTTATTAGCGTCGGTATTGATTTTTCCTTTAGAATTGATTATCTCAAACCCAGTTTCTTCAAGCCCAATAGGGACAAGGAGTGTATCGGGATTGATTGATATAATCTCTTGGTTATCTCCTCTAAAAGCACACATTAACTGGCGTGTAGCTTCAACAGAAGTCGCACTAAAAGCAGTTGTGCCTTCGTTTGACTGTGTTGCGGTTGAACCGTTAGTGTACGCATGGTCAGAGGCGCATAGTTCGCCACCTTCTGAATGTGTTACATTATCGTTTGAATCAGTAGTAAACGCTTCATTCCATACCTGCGCACCAACCTTTTCGCGCGACCGAACATACGAATGACCAATAGAAGCCGAACGACTTGCTATGATGTTAGTTTCGTCATCGTCTTTTAGTTTACGCTCTATCTTTATACCTTTGACAAATTCAGGGAACTCAATACGTGTATCGAATCCTTGAAAGGTGTCTGAATATCCAACTGTTCCTGTAAATGACTCAAAATCGTCAACCGTTGAAGCAGAACTAAACTTCTCGTACGATTTACCTGATTTTTTCATGTCAAATATTTTTGAAAGCATAGACGACTTGCTGTCAAACCTCGTTGCCTCATCGGACAACACTTTTACATTTGGCTCCAATAAATCTGGCCATTTCTCACTAGTATGCATTATATCCTCCTATTAATCTTTTAATTTTGAAATACTAACTTACGCATTGTTGTAAACATGGTCAAGCATAGCTAAATCTGAATATAACTTCACATTCGTTAGCCCGTCCGTACCTCTATTCGCATACCTTAAAGGTAAAAGTATCTGACCGTCGTGTGTCATCCAGTTTTTAACAACGTGCAAAGATATTCCATCGGGTACTGCCGCTGCACTTGTTAGCATTGTCGCCGCCGTGTTCAAGTTCGTTAACCTTGAGTTTACTGGACGTATCTTGATTATCCGACTTGAAGTAGTGACCGTTAGGGCACTATCCATAGTTAGAGATCCAGAAGCGCAAGCAACATTCTGACGTAAAGAACCCGAAGATGCTATTAAATATACCCAACCAGCATCCCAGTTATCTTCTAAAGAACCAATAGTAAGCGTGGTTCCGGTACTTCCGGTTGTTACCGCAACGTCATCTGACGTGCCTTGCGAATATTCTGCTAAATAAACAGCAAATGGATTCACAATACATTTTAAATATTTACAGTCCTGTACGGGCGTATTGTCTATATCGGCTGCTGTTGAAAAATCTTCACATATTGTACCTAACGCATCAACCGCTTCGGCAGCGCCACCGGTGTAAGCCGTTATAAAAGATACACCCTGATCAGCATTGCTGTCATCAGCAGTCGTTCCCAACATTACCAGCTCACCATTTTCCATAGAAGCAGCATCATATACTGGTACATCCCTATATATTTCCTCTGCTTGTGTTAAATCATAATGAAATCTCATTGTTTCCTCCTATATTTTCTTCAGTCCTCTTGTAAAAGATTTCATGGGGTCTGATATTTCTCTCGCTCTCTTATCGTGCTTCAATTCTTCCGCACTCATAGGTGGTGTTTCGTCATATCTCCACGTGTTTCCGCATTTTGCACATCGCCACCTTGAGAACATACCACCATAAACCTTTTCAATGAACTGTATATCATCTTTTATTGCTCCACATTGACTACACTTAAAACCCCTTCCACTACGTTTATCGTAATTGCTGTTATGTGCTTTTATCAGCATTAGTTGTTTACCTTCCAATAGTTCTCTATTTCACAATACGGACACCTCGAATGTTTGGCTTGGTTTACGGGAGTTCCGCACCGTTTACACCGTACAAACACCTTATCCGATTGTCGTGTAGATTCAACCGATTCAACTCCAGTTATTTCGAGTTTTACACCAACTCCTCTTGACGTGGGACTTCTGCTTAAATCTTTCAAGATACCTTCCTCATATTGGCGGCGTACTTTTCTTCCGATACGCCATATTTTCTCGCCATAGCCTTCTGTGCATCGGTTAATTCCTCAACGCTCTTTGCGGGGGAACCACCGGGAGATTCAACACCAGAAATAACGATTTTCTTCTGTTCAGAGTGTTTTTTTAAGGCTCTTTCCTCTGCTTGTTTCTCTATCTCGTCTACTTTGTCAGCTACCACTAATTTCGCCGCATCTATAATCACGTCAGGGTTCGTTCTAAGGTCTATTTTAAGTCCCATAACAACGTCGTACACGTCTTTCTTGTACGTTTTACCGCGCGGATACTTTTCAAGAGCTTCGGTTATTGCCTGATTTACAAGCAATCCCGACGTTTGGTTCTTCAATGCACTTAACTCTTTAGATACAAGCTCGGTAGCACCTTCTCTAACCATAGCAGACATCTTTTTTGTAAGCTTACGAGCAGATTCAATGTCCATATCCTGTTCTTCTGCAATTTCTTTAGCGTATTTTTCGTTTGTGTCTTGCCTATCACTCTTTGAGACTTTATCGCCTTTCTGAATAATAAGCTCTTGCATCATACGCATTTGACCTTGCATAGCGTTCATTTGCTGTTTTAACGCCTTCTTTTCCTCGTTTACTTCAGCAAATCTGTGATACGGGATAGGTTCAGTTTCCTTTTTAGTAACCTCTTTTACCTTATCGTCACCCTCTTCTACTTCTTCCTTCTTGGCTTCGGTCGGTTTTCCTTTTGTGTCATCTTCTTTAACGACCTCTTCTTCGGATTCTTTAATCTTACCAAGTGTTTCTTTGATAAGATTTGACCCGTTTTCGATCACATCTTCCTTAGTCTTAACTTCCTTGACTTCAGGTTCTTTGACTTCTTTAACTTCCTTTGCTTCTACCATCGTACTCTCCTTTATTCTACCCTGATTTACGCCGCAGGTTCGGCTTAATAAAGTGAGTTTTACTCAACTTCTTGTGCTTTTATCTTGTCTATCTGTGATTTTGCGTGTTTGGCTATGTTCTTAAAGCTGTCACACAATATTAAAACCATGTTAAAGCTCTCCATTCTTAGCTGTGCTTCAATCAATCTTATATAGTTCTGCTCCATGCTTAACTCTTTTCCTTTTCCGAAATCGTTCAACTCCGCGTAATAAACGTCTCTTTTACTCTTAACCTCATCTAAAAACAGTTTGAAGTCCGGGTTTTCTTTCAACCGATCAAACCTTGCTGACTTATCTATTTTAGACTGCAAACTTCCAATTTTATCTTTGTTATCCATTTATTCTCCTTCCGATTGTTTCGATTAAAAATTATAATTCTTTTTATTGGCAAACTTACTTCCTAGATTTTTATTATTATATTTCTTTCCTAGTAAATTACGTGTACTATTCACCGTCATTGACTGTGGTTTCTGTTGTGAGTATTGTGCTGAAAATGGGTTAAACGGTATTTGATATCCTCGATTTGCGCCATAATTAGGCATACTAGCTCTATTTTCTAATAATCTACTATTGCCCGATAGTGCTATTGATTTTTCTTGTGTAACTGGTAACTTAACTGGTTGATGAACAGGGTTGATGGGGTGTGGATTTGAGTGCCATTGTCTCTCGTCAATTGGATTCGTAGATTGTGGTGGTTCATAACCACTTTCTTTTGCACTTATATATTCTTTTAGTAGTTTGTCGTACTCTTCTTGTGTAACGTCCTGTCCCTTCTCTTTTAGTTGACGTATAAGTTCTTCCTCATAATTAGGTTTTTGCTGTGTTGGTGGTAGTGGTTGTGGTGGATTGAACCAATCGTCTGCATTTTTTTCGCGTGGAGGTTGATTTTTCTTTATTCCACTCGGAAAGTCAGGCGTAGGCATACGCGCTGGTTGTCGCGGTGTGCTATTTGGTGGATTGAACCAATCGTCTGCGTTAGCATTAACCATATTCTTTTTATTTATTAAATTATTGTACTTTGCTACTAGATAGTTCATTCTTCTATTAACTCCGCTGGTGGTGGAGGTGGTGGCGGTGGTTTCACACCTTTATCTACTTGTCTCTGCGATTCCGCCACGTTCTGCTCTTCCATCTTAGCTATGTTTTCCCTTTCAAGTCGTCGCATAGCTTCCATTTGTATTTGTATCTGTATTTCCTTTACTTCTTCAGTTGTAGGTAGTAGTTCAAGCTTATCTCTACCCCATGCCCTAAACCCACTCTTTAACATATCAGTAGCAGAGTTTAAGTTCTCTCTTATGATAGGATCCTGTCCGTATATGTTATAAAATAGCATTTCCTGTTGCTTTCTTACTTCTTTGTTGAATGTTATATCTATACCATGTAAAGACACCTCTTCAAGACTGATTTTAAGGTCTTCCTTAGTCAATCCGAACTTTTTAAGGTACTTATCGTTGTCCGGAAGATACTTAGCACACATCTGTAATATGTAGTAAAATACCTCTTCCACACTCGTTCTAAGACACGCTATATCCTCATTGGTTATAATGTTCCCTTCTTGGATAAGTGCGATAGTCTTGTTACCGGGTGCGTTAGGATCGTTAGGAGACTCACGGCCACCACTAGCCGAGGTGATACCAGTCTTCTCTTGTGCGTATCTATCTTGTAATACCTCTTCTTGAAACAGTTCTGGGAAATTGTTAGTTACTTGGAATTGGTCGACATCGCCCATATTGTCAAGCCAGAATATCGCACCTGGCATCCACTCCTGTTCGTAGGGGTCGAATGACGTGTTATTCTTGGCCTTGAAACTTGGACTACATACTATCTTGGCCGCATTGTTTCTAAGGTTATAAATAGTGTCCGTTTGATCGTTCATAGGCTCAACCATCTTAATTGTTCCTATACCGTCAAATCTACCGGGTTTCTTCCTTATTCTATGTGGTATAATATAAAGGTTCTCATCCCATACCTCTGTTCTGATAAACTGCTTACAATCATAGCTAAAAGTCAATATAAGTGTGTCGGCTATACCTTCATCGTCTACTTGATACTTATAAATGAGCTTATATACGTTGTGCATACGCTTTCTGTACTCTTCCGTATCCTCCCCGTCTTTACCTTCATTTAAGTTCTTTTGCTGGTTTACTTCGCCTGTATCACTTGGCTTAAAATTGTTCTTTAACTTATCAACATTCTTGTATCTCTTTTCAGCTTCACCTTTCTTTAGGCCATCCCACGACAGTTCAAACTTGTATCCGTGTCCTCTAGCAATCTCAAGGTTCTTAGCATTGTCAGGTAGAATAATAAAGTCGTCTCTATTAATACTCTCAAGTTTAGGTATTTCCTTCGCCTTCTCAAGTTTGGTAATCTTAGGTATAACGACTTCTTCTCCTGCATCTAACTTAGCTATTAATGAGTTATACTCTTCTTCGGGTATTCCCGCTTCTTTCGCATCTTTGAAATCTGACTTAAACTCTATTGTCTGCTTATACGATACATTATGTAGCTGTTTCTTCTTATACTCACAGTCAAACCATAGAAGGGCAAGACCCGTGTTATGTGTGCCTGTATTGGTCAGTATGTCCCTATATGTATCAACGCCTTTGATTATCCTTGTGAATATATAATGGAAGTATGCTTCAACTGCGGTAGCTCTATTACTCTTCTCTTCTCTGCTATTAACAATGTTCCCATCTTTGTCTTTCTTCTTGCCGTCATAATCGAGTATATCTATTAAACATATAGGATTTACTCCGAACATCGATGTAATCCATCTACAAAACTTTCCTTCTAGTATCTTCGCGCCTAACGGACTTCTTACGTTACTTGACCCCGACCAGTACATATTATTGTTTTTGGGGTCAGGTTCACAGTTAGCTATCATCTCATACTTTCTTAGTTTGTTACGCATACCAGCACTCGCGCTAATTGACTTCGTTATATCATCATAAACCAAGTCTAAAAGCTCTTCCTCTTTGGTTCTCTTGCCATCAGAAGCCATTTTCTTGCTTAAATCAATGACATTAAGATAATCTTGATCGTAAATGTTCTCTACTGCGTTGCTTTCAACAATACCAGTGCCTAAATCAAGCTTAAGTACCTTGTCTTCATCGTCTTTAGTTTCTGGTTGTTTAAGCGTTGTGTCATTAAAATTCTTGTTTGCCATTTTTACCTCAAATAAAAAGCCCATAATAGAGGTATATTGCGGTGTTCTTTCACGTTCCCGCTTCCTCTGCTATGAGCTTCTTTTGTTAAGATTGCTCGTCTATTAAGTTGTTAGTCTTTCTTACGCCTTATTTCGGGTTTCGGCTTGATAGTAGTCGCATTGCCACCTAAACCGTAGTGTATCTCTATCATACCCGGATTACCCACTTCCTCAAACTTTACTATCTCTTCGAGTATCCACTTGTTCTTGAGTTTGTTAAACAGTTCAATCGCTTCCATTTCGTCCTTTTAATGCTTTAACTATACTGTCAAATTCGTTAGATATTTCGTACTTCATATAGACCTTAGTATAGTCTTTCATGTATATATGTATTGCATTTTTAGTTACGGTATAGTCAACTACCTTGCTTAATTCTATCTCGGACTTGCGTATCTTCATTGCAGCTTTTCTTCAACCCCGCATATATCCTCTTCTTTAAGTAGGATAAAATCGCTCTCGGTATCGTTGCTAGGGCATTTCTTGCCATTGTATACGTCAAAGTAGACCACTTCGCCTATTCTTACGCTGTATATCGCTTCGTCCGAACCATCGCTTCTACCAATTATCTCGCCTCTGTATAAATCACCCTTCTTGACCGTATTCTTTAGTATGATACCACTTTTGCTCTCTTCCTTAAACGCCAAAGTCTTTACTAAGATATACCCGTTTACGGGTTTTATCTGGCTCATTGACTCAACTCCTTTATTAGATTGTCTATGTAAGACTGCATCTCCTTATTATCTGCAAACCCCATCTTTTTAAGTGTTCCGCTATTCATCTTGATTATCAACTGTTTTCCTTGTATGTCCGGCTCAATACTTTCAATCTGTACCCAGTTATATATCTTATTACCTTTGACTATCGGTTTCATATCGGCTCCTTAATGCTTTTTACCTAGAAATTTGTTAAGGCCGGGTATAAAACCATTGCCACCTGCCAACGCTTGTCTTGTTACTTCCTTCTCCATCGCCTTCTCATAGAACATCTTACCTATAAGCTTTTCCGCGTCTTTAAGCATTATCTCGCTCTGTGTCACCGATACCATGTTCTGTACTCCAACCTCTACTGCAAAGTTCTCTTTCATCTTAATCACGATCGTTGCATACTTATTAGTTTCTTCAACTTCTTTTGGTTCAGCTACTTTGCTGTCCACCTGATTCGCCATGAAACCTCCCTTTATTTATATACGTGTCCAAACCTTCCAACTGTCTTTGATTCTCTCTTTGTCCGATCTACACCGGGGAACTGACCCCTTCCGCCTGTCCTGTACGCCTGTACCTGATTCAATGTCGGTGTGTATAAGTACAACTGCCACGCTATCGCCAAGCTCATTACATGGTCATCGTGTGCGCCTTTGTCCGCTTGTGCCTTGTACAGAGTGCTTGTTCTTACCTTAATGAAGCTAAACATTTCATTAATGGTAACTTCATCGTAAATCTTTAAAAGTCGCTTATTAATGACTTCTTGAAGGTCGCCGAGCATCTTAGGCCTTGTGGCCGTGTTCGTATCCCACCCATACATTCTCGACTCTTTATCTTCTATGTTACCCCTATTCTCGTTCATCTCAAAGAGCGTGTACTTACCCAACCTATTCAATGTTCCTAGCCTGTCCATCTCAAAGCTTCCACCGTTGTTTCGCTCATACGCTACTACCGGTTTAATACCCGTAACGTCAAATAACTTCTCTATTATCGGGTGTATCTCGTTCGTCATCTCCGTAGCAGTAGACTTTGTGCGATACACTAAAGGCACGTCTTTCCCGTTCTTGCTAAGAAACTGTGTTGTACTCCAATCCCCAGCTCCCGTGCTTGTATCGCCTGCTATTACAAAGAACTCACCGCGCTTGATGGTGCGGAACTGGTAGAAACTCACTACTTGTCACTAGTCTTGTCATCTATTTTAGGCTTAATTACAACTTCTTTCTTCTTCTCTACCTCAAAGAACTTGTCAACCGCTACTTTAAGCTCTTTCGCTTCATCTGCTTCAAGGCATAACTCCGCGCCATTACTTCTCGTGATTCTGATTCCCTTGCCATTCTGTGTGATTTTCATGCTTTTCTCCTTAGTATATATATCCCGCTACCATCGGCTTTGACATCCACTTCTCTAAGTAAAACCTTAAACTGTCTTGATCGAAGTAACAGTCGCCCGAACTAATAAAAGCTTCTATTGGGTTATCCGGGTACTCTTGATAGTATTTCAACGCTACCTTGCCACGCTTTGTAAACTCTCTCTTCTTCATTTCTAAGAACTCTTTTGAATAGAACTTAGAAGCACCGTAAAACAAGGCCTTGTAGTTGTTGAACTTGTTAGAAGAATCGTCCCACAACTCTTTGAACTCGTTAAACCCGTTAGCCGTAGTCTCTAGCCACTTTCTGCCACCTTGCACTACTGCTTGACCCGCACCGGCTAGAATCTTCTCTATGTTAGGATAAAACGCTATCTCCGATAAATGAAGGTTCGTTATAGTCTTTGACCTACCAAACTCTACATTCTTTGCCGTTCCTATAACCAATCGACTGTTCATGAACTCATGATACAATTCAAACCGACTATCGTACTTCAAATCAACTACGTTGCCTTTTATATACGTCTCTTTCATCTGTAACTTGGTCTTGTTCTTCTCTTCGTAACTGCCGAGATAATACTTAATCCTGTCTAATAGACCTACTGCGTTGTCTTCTATATCTGCTACGATCGCACCGTAACTGTTTGACCTAAGTATAAAGTCTGATGTAAATATCCCATCTATCCAACTTGAGAACCCCTGCTGTCTTGCCTTTAAGATTATAGCATCGTTACCTTTATCTTTCTCAAACTCTGCCTGTACTGAATTGGCTTTAAGTGGTACGCTTACGCCTGTCTTATCTACAATCTCGAAGTTGTCACCCATAAACCTAGAGTAGTCAAACGTATTAGGGTTAAATTCTACCTTACTTTTTGTAATCATTTATCTGATGTGCGAAATGGTCAAACCTTACCATGCCTTTATTGTCAACCTCTTTAAGGTCAGGCAATAGCTTCTTGGCTAGAGCAACCATTACAGTATCTTCAAGGAAAGCTCTTTCTACCATGTGTCGCATTAAGGTTTTCCCCTTTTCTTTTTCTACCTTTTTAAGGGCTTCCTTTAGCTGGTCTAAAAAAGCACTGCCTGCCCTTGGTCTGCCATTTGGGTTATTGGTATGTCCTGGTCTGCACCCACCTTTGTTTACCATTGTTTTACAAACTCCTATTTTTTCTTCTTTCTCTTTGATTTTACAACCTTTTTCTTCTTTGACTTCTTGTAGTCTTCACGGGTGTATGTCTTGTGTGGGAGTGTTGCCATTAAAGACCCTTCGGGCGGGTGGTATTCCTCTGACATCTCAACCTTGTTTTTAACCTTATTCTCAAAAGGAGACTGCCCGTTCTCTTCCCAACATTTTGAAGGTCTTGAGATCTTCCAGTCCATTAGCTTCTGCATTTGAGGCACTACGTTACCGAGCTGATTCCAATACCCTAATACACACCGAGCATTTACGGGTCTCTGGTTCTTTGGGTAGTTGTCTAAAAACTTACAACCGTTACACCATGATGGGTTGGGTAAAATAACCGTTCTTTTAATTTCCATTTGATTCTATTCCTATTTTACGCATTATTCCCTTCCAAGTCTAATTAATATCCCACCATATTCCTTAACTATTCTTTTAATGGCTTCACGAACTAGTTTTATATCTTTCTTACTTAATTTGTTCATTATCCACACACCTTCCTTACAAGGTTAAAGCAACACATCAAACTACATAACTTATCAATGCTTTTACGCATTTTTACCTTCTGCCTCTTGGTGAGAGGACATTTACCTTGCATCTTGACCTTTTTCTTTTCGCTTCGGATCGTAACCCTTGTCTTTTATAGCTGATGGCCAACCCTTACTGTCTTTCATTGTTACTCCTAATAGTTTGCTGATTAAAGAGTAGTAAGCTTAATCCTAAATCCCAATCAACTAGAGAAATAAGTCTAACTCCGCTACCAAACTACGTTAATTAAGGCACTCCGTCAAATCCCATAGGCAATTTTTTCACCGAAACAGGTTCGCCATTCAATATGGTAGTGTATAACTTCGGCTCACTATACATGACGTACAAACGTGCCATTAAGATATATTTTCACCGCATGATACCCGGCATCGGTAGAATTGCCATAGCGAACACTCCGAGGTATAGCGAATGAAAAAAAGCGAGTGCCAACCTATAATTGGTTGAAATCTGCCCGCTTAAAAAACTCCCCAAATTACGCTTACAGTTGCTTGGCATCTGCAGAGGCGTGGGAAGTGTGCTGTTAAATTTAATGGAATATATATAGCCCATACTCTATCATACGTTTAAAGTAATAGACAAATAATAGATTAATTGTTTCTTTTTATTATTCTTATCACCCCATCAAGTGTTATTGGAAAGAATAAACTCATCATCTTTGCAACGTAATAGGTAGACAAATTGTACTTGTTTACCGCTACTTTGTGGAATTTACATATAAGCTCGTTTCTCTTTTGGTTTGGTATGTACATAGATACGAATAGCGATCGTTCTGCCTTTTCCCTTATGCTTACTATCCGGTCAAAGTTATCTATAATATCCTTTCCGAACTCATCATCACCCCACGCCTCAACTATTATTGGTTTCAATATCCCTCCTTCAAAAATCCTATACACAACATTTCCTTTGTGTAGTTTATTGAATATTGCATCTGTTGAATATACTCACTCCATAATACCGTGATTCTTGTTCGTCTGTTCTTGCCATATCTATGCCAGAAAGTTTGAAGCAACGGTTCATCTATGTTTATGCTTACTGAATAGCTTTTATGTATCCAATCTTTGCCTCTCACCTTACCTCCCTTACCTTTCCTGCATTAACCACGTTGTCGCTGATCTTATAGCTTTTGCCACCGTGCTTCTTCATCATGTCTACAACGCATTTCGGTGTCTTATAGTTCCTGTCGACCTTTCCCGAAGTCATAGCCCACCTAAAATCTTTGTCAGAACACTTGCAACGCCCAGCTTCAAGCATTTCTTCCCTGTACTCCTTTGTGCAATCGTAACAATAGTCAGGAACTCCGGCTAACTTGTAATCGTGCTTATTGCTATTTAGCATCTCCGCCCACTTCTTATACTGACCTTCATTTGTAAAGCACTTTGGATAATTCATTTTGACCCCTTTTTTATTTTTATAGCTTTTTTACGTTTTCTTTCTAAAAATTTAGCAAACATATCGGCAACAAATTGAGATGCTGGTAAAAACGTACTTACGAAAACCATATCAACCCTTACAAACGACTTAAAGTTAAACATTATTTTGGCGTTCCAATTCCTATTTTTATTAAACTCAAAAACAGACTTTAGTATAGATTGAAAATCGGTTGGTTTTTGCAATTCAATACCCACAAATGGATATAGAGAACTATGCGAACTTGGGAACTTATTTACATTGTGACCTTCACAAGAAACAACCGTATTTAAACCCATATTTCTAAGTGCGTGTACTAAATCTTTAATACCTGACTCCAACTTACCATAAGACTTTAACGCATCTTCCAATTCTTTTCTAGTTACCATACAACCCCCTATTTTAGTTTTAACTCCATTTTGACCGCTTACACACCAATCTACCTAAATTCAATAATAATCCATTCCTGTGCCTTATCGTGCCTTCCAAATTCCGACACTACGGCTTGGGTAAGTCTTTTTCTTCCACCATTGTGGTTGGCACATGAGGTTTAATGTCGCTTCCTTTACATTTCGGCGGGTATTTGTACCAATCAGGAACCCCCATTGATAAACCGCATACAGGACACACCCTGTTTGTGTACTTGACCTTGAATCTGTCTAGTTTGCTCATTTCAACCTATCCTTTAAAGTGTCGTTTAGAGTGAACATCTTGTGGCCGCTTACGATCTGCTCTGACCTTCCGTTCCATCTCCTCATTTCGGGTCTGCTAATTGCCTGTCTGCTACCTTCCTCACAAGTGCAGAGTAGTGAAAATGTGTACCCCGTCTTCTCCCATTGACCGTTATCTCTTTTAATATGCTCGTCTAAAGGCACATATCCTAGGTCTTTATTCCACGGTGCTATTCCTGTTGAACAATACTTGCATCGGCTCATTTACTCTCCTTCAAGCTAAACAACCCACATATAGGGCATTTAGTCTTTTCAATAGTGTCGCCTACTTTTAGACTTACCTTTCCTTCCCACTTGCATTTGTCTACGGTGCAGATTACGTTGTGGGTTATTAGCTTTTCCGCTTCTTTCTTCTCTTTAATGAAACCGTCATTGCCAAAGCTATTTTTCATCCATGTTGCTATTGCCGATTGCCACGACTTCATAGGAGTCTTGCCTATTAGCCAACCCTTGCTTTCGTAATAGTTCCAGAACTTATCGGGATCGAAGTTCCTTATACCCTTCTCTTTGCAGAAAGAAAAAATATCTTGAATGGTCGGCTTCCGGAAGGAAGCTCTCTTATCTTTATCTTCTTCTTCTTCTTTATCTTTATCTTTATCTAGGATACAGGGTATTAAATCTTCTGTAACAACCTCAACGAAGTTCTGTAACAGTTGTAAAGTCAATGCGATTTTGCGTTTTTTAAGATTAAACCCCTTTCTTGTCAAATAATCATCGTCAAGTGGTACGGGTTTCTTAATTTGGAGTTCTAAAATGATAAAAGCTATGTATCTCCATTTGTCCGTTTCTTCGGTTATCATTTCAAATTCAGGGTCGCCGTGAAGTATGGTAAAATAAAGCTTTCCCCACTTCAAGTCCTTCCTGTCCTTATATCCGGGGTGGTACTTGTCCAAATTCTTAATGTGCAAAAACTGTTTCATCATATCTCCCTTTCCATAATCTCTTTTATAAACTCCGCCATCTCGATCACCTCAACCCTAATAGCACCTCGGCTTTCCCATGCTACCCGATAAAAGCGTTTCGTCTTGAACTTCTTTATTAGTAGCTTCTCGATCTTTCGTAAACTCAAACTTCCCTTGACTTGATTCATATTTTATCCTCTTTTACATTTCTTAAATGAGTTTATATATTTTCTGTGTATGTTTATGTGCGTTGACCTTGTTTCTAAAGATAGATTTTCTATAACATCATTTAATGGATCTCTGTCTTTATGATGAATTAATTTTCCTTTGGGTATATTTCCATTGTTTTTTACCCAAACATATTTAGCATATTCTAGCCAATCATTCGGCTCATTAATTTTTATAAATCTTCTATACTTTTCCCCCTTAACCTTGCGAATTGCCACGCTTTTTATGGGTTTCCAATTTATCCCCTTTTGACCTTTTTTGAATTCTGTTTTAGGTGACAGATGAATTCCTTTTATATTTTTATTCCAGGGATTATTTCCTTTTTTAAATGGGTTTGAAGGTTTTAATCCCTTTCTAAATTTATTCCCATTCAAGTAGGAACGATCTATATTCGCTAAATTTTTAGAGTACGTATATTTTGCAGAACAACTTTTAGAACACGTTTTAGATGTTGCTTTCCTATACGGATTAACCTTATATTTACATCCACATATTTTACACTTTAACTCTATCATGTATGCCTCCTATAATTGAAAGTGATTATAGGATAGCATATTATTGGCTCTGTGTCAATAGGTAGTGCAATCTCTTTTAGTTCCATAACTCTCCCCTTGCCTTTGTCAAACTAGATTCTCAATGAGCCAATCGAGGCGGTCTGATTCTTTTGTTTGTAGGAAATCACATAAAATATCTTTGTACCCACAAAAACTAGTACAATTTGGCTTATAGCATTTCTCTCCAGTATTCTCACACTTCCACAATCTCGGAGCCAAATCAATCACCAACTGCCATATCAATGCTTTATTTTCATCGAAGCAATCATAAATATTTAATGAATAGCTATCGTCCTTATCATAGAAATTATAAATGGCCTTAAAATTAATTCCAATCCATCTCCACATCCACGCATCATCCACCCCTGCCCTAATCTTGATAAGGTCAAGCACTTGCTTAGTTTTTGTCATGACTTCTCCTCTATTTAAAATATTCAATATACCAACCAGCTTCACCATATAAATAAATTCCTATAATACCATATCCACAACTATTCCAAACATAAGCATACTGTCCAGATATCATACCACCACTCCTCTGCCCTTTGTTTTTCAACAAGTAGGCGGTTATTTTATTCTTTCCCAATCCCACAACAAAACTTCAATCTCATTTAGCATCTCTTTTAATCTTACTTCAAGTTCTTTTCCCCAAAAGCTATAGTCTGTTTCCATTGCTGCCCTTTTGGCTGCTTCTTCAAATCTACTACTATCCTTTGCGTCCCTTGCTTTTAATATCTTTTTTGCCTCTTTACTGTAATGAATAGATTCATTATCTCTAATATATCCAATAGACGAACCACAGTTAGGACATTTAATTAATCCTGCATATGATACTGAACTAATTATTACAACTAATAACAACGCTTTAAAACATTTCATTTACCATTCTCCTTTATGCACTTGGTGGGTCTTATAACTCGACTATATCCGCTCCTTTAACCAATCCGAGCATTATATCTTTGTGGTTTATTTTAACGACTTAAAATACTTTATAGCACCTAGATACTCTTTAAGATATTGTTTATTTTCTTTGTGTGTTTCCCTTACTCTTTTCTCAAAGTCTTTTATGTTGCCAGTCCAACACGCACACCATATAAAATCATCGTCTATGCAATAAGTAGTTATTCCTTTTCTACTTCCTATACAAGATATTTGAACATATTTTTTATCAAGGTCAGCAGAGCTTAGGTCAGCAGAGCTTAGGTTAGCAAAGCTTAGGTTAGCAGAGCTTAGGTCAGCATAGCGTAGGTTAGCAGAGCTTAGGTCAGCAAAGCGTAGGTTAGCATAGCTTAGGTTAGCAGAGCTTAGGTCAGCAGAGCTTAGGTTAGCAAAGCTTAGGTTAGCAGAGCTTAGGTCAGCATAGCGTAGGTTAGCAAAGCTTAGGTCAGCAGAGCGTAGGTTAGCAGAGCGTAGGTTAGCAGAGCTTAGGTTAGCAAAGCGTAGGTTAGCATAGCTTAGGTTAGCAGAGAGTAGGTCAGCAGAGCTTAGGTTAGCAAAGCTTAGGTTAGCAAAGCTTAGGTTAGCAGAGCGTAGGTTAGCATAGCTTAGGTTAGCAGAGCGTAGGTTAGCAGAGCTTAGGTTAGCAAAGCGTAGGTTAGCTTTACTCCCACCTTTATTATTCAACCACAAAGTGTGATTGTCCAAAATAATCTTTAACTCATCTTTTGTTATTGTTCTTAACATTTATCCCCCTCAATAGCTTCGGCTATTTCTTTCCCACAGTAAGGACAATGACTAAAATTGTGGCCTTGCACTCTATGTCCACACCCTGTGTCGAATACATGGTTCCCAGCTACTTGAGTAAATTTGCACCTATCCACCTTCCTCTCGGTAGAGGGTATTGCGTTTATTGCTTTTTCTATTACTATTATTTCTACACATTTTTGGTTTAAGGCATAAAAATAATCAGTCTTTTTTATCTTTTTTACAACCTTCAAAACATCACCTCTTGCGATTAGGTCTTTCATGTCTTCTCCTTTTGATTATCACCTTGCCATTTGTTCCTCCTAGTTTTTTAGTGTAGTGTGCGATCAAAACTCTTATATCTCCTATTGAAATCTTACAAGGTTTATGCCTGTCAGCTTCCATAATCTCTATTATGTCCTTGCCATACATTTCTACTAGCTTACGTCTGTATATGTCTTTCTCGCCCTCATTCCAACCGTTACACTTCTTGCATTGACAGTTACAGTTCTTTTCGTTCCACCGAAACTGATACACCCCCCTTCTTATGTAGTGTCCGCAATCTGTTAGCTTCCATTCTTGAGAACGACCACAAGTGATACAAACCCCTTTATCCCTCTGTCTTATAAACCTTGAAAATATCGTATCCAGCTTCTTGATTAGTTTCTGTCTTTCGCTTTTCATCATTTCCCCCACGTTTTCGTTATAGCCCATACAAGACATATAGCTGGACTTAGTGCGAGTAGTATTAAAACAAACTCGGCTAGTGCGTTCACAGAAACACACCCTGTCCGTTACTGTCGTGCCTTACCCTTTGCATCGCTTCAATCAAGTGCTTTTTGTCTATCGTTACCCACCGCTTAAACCTTTCCTTTTTACCGTTATTATTACAGTAACCGCCATACACTCTTAAGGGAGCCAACTCACTCAACCTAGTAGCCACGTTATTCTCGGAGTAGCCCTCTATCTTCATTTCGTGTACTGCCAACGGTTCTTCTGCTTCTCCCAATCTACCTAGTATCAAATCTTTACATTTCATACTCTCTCCTTAAAAATACTCTCGGCGTAGGCACTTGATTAATGCAATATAAGGATACACTTTTATCACTCACATAAGTCTCATTACGCAAGTACATATCCCTCGTGTCGTTAAATGTCAACAATCTTGACACCGAACTTGATATATCAGTCTATCACGACACTACGCCAAAGAGCTTATTTACTTTTCTGACTCACCTGACAATCTACGCTCATATCTTTTTGCTCTTGCTGAATTTTCCCAATGATTGTTGTAATCGTAGTCGTTTTCATACGAGAACTCATCTTTATAGTCATTCTGTGCATCTTCTCTTGCTTGTTTCCAATCCCTTATTTCACCTTCCATTACATTTCTCCTTTTGTTAAATTAAGCCCCGACCGGGGGGAGCCGGGGCGGTTTTCTAAAGCTTTAATATCGTCGTTGTAACTACTTCTACATCTTTTGAATATTGTTTCTTAATATCATCAGGCAATGCCTTTGTGTCTAACTTTTCATCTGTTCGTACCTTCGTTGCGATCTGCCAACTATCACCCACAAATGCAAGTGGTATCTTTTTAAGCTTAAACGGTGCTTTTACTTCTTCGTCTAAAGACTTGTATTCCGAAACGTACTCTTTCAGTTCTTCCCTTCTCTCAAGCCGTTCCTCAAGTTCCTTGTTGTCAATCATCTTAGTTCCTTCGTTCTTTACTTCTTGCAAACAGATATGCTTAAAGTTACACCGACTACATAGCTTCTCGTTGTATTCTATTCTATCGGGGTATTCTTTCTTCTTTACCATTTCCCAATTACGCTCAAGTCTTTTAAGTATAAACTCACATTCTCCATAGTCTAAAGTAACTACAAATAGCTTATGTTCCCTAAAGTTTGAGATAAGGAAAAATCCCGCTTCCTCGTTGTTACCGTATAGATACATTTGCATCTGCCGAAGATACTTTCGTAAATGCGGTTTCTTTTGAAAGTCGTCAATAGAGTTTATCGTTCTAAAGATGTTCGGATCCATACTCTTAATTTCAACGGGGATAGCTTCGCCGTCTTTAACTATCTTACCGTCAATATGACCCCTACACATAACCTCGCCCTTTCTATTTGGTATCTCAAAAGCTGTCTGTGCCTCTATTGTTTCATATCCCAACTCAAGGAGTGTAAGCTTTACATTCTTTTCTTCCTTGTTCCCAGCATCGAATATCGCTTGTAATCCTACATCGTATAATGATTGCTCTTTCCAATTCACAACAGAGTAAACCATGTGGCGATCACACTCATGTATATTAGATGCCCTAAAGTTGTTAGCCGGAAACCTCTGAATTTTGGATTGTAGATGTGCCTTTCTTTTAGACACTATCTCGTCAACAAGCTTTTCAGCTATCTCAAGACTCATTTTTCACTTCCGAAATCAGGAGACTTTGTTTCTACCCAATTACATACTTCCTCATACTTTGTTTTTTCTATTTCCTTTGAAGACTTATATCCGTGTGTTTCTAATATGTAACTCTTTACTTCGTCGTCGGTCTTCCCTGCTTTTGTGTATATGGCAAAAAGTCTTTTTCTCTGTGCTTCACTAATTAAACCACCACCAGCACCACCTTTTGCATAATCTACCCTTGCCGACTTTTCTGGGAAGATATTAAATTCTGCCAACTGTTCCCATTTTAAGTTACGAATACCAAGTAGTCTAGTAGTTCCATTCATCGTCATATTTGAATATGCGGCTTTCATAACAGAACACTCGTCAACTATCGAAAGGGGCTTGTATGTTTGTGCGCTACTGTCCCATGCAAAGAATTTATCTCTACTTGAACAGTTACCTAAAGCAACGATACTACCACCACCCCAATATGCTGTCGATGTGTAAATGTAGATATAATAGATACCACCGTCATCACTATCAACCTTCTTTTCGTATTTTAGATCCTTGAAGCATACACCGAATACAGGCATTATCTTTTCACACCCCGAAGCACCCAAGTATGGTTTACCTTGCTGATTTAACCAATCGCTTGAGTTTGTCCTTGATACGGCTATTTTTAAAACTTTCCTTAGTGCTTCAACTTGTTTCTCTGCCCTCGCTACAATAATGTCTACGTTTTCTTCCATGTTCATTATGCTACTTTCTTCGTGATCTCCGCCTACTGCTATAATCTGGTCTTCCATTACACTCTCCTTTTAAGTTTAGTTTTCCTTACTTCATAGACCCGTAAACTATCCCACCAATAATAAAGACTATTACAAGGATATACGGTAAAGCACCGCTTCTTTCCTCTAACCCCTCTTTAAATGACTCTACAATCAGCTTCTTGTCGCCCTTATAGTTTAGTCTAGCTTGTTTTGCTTCGCCCTCTCCGTGTTTAAACATTATACCTCCTTAAGTTTTTCATACTCCGCTCTTACATTATAGTTCAAGTCGAGGGAACGACCTACACTCTTCGGTAGCACCAATCCCTTTGCACTCGTAAGCCCGCTCAAGTCGAGGGAACCACCAACACTCTTCGGTAGCACCAATCCCTTTGCACTCGTAAGCCCTCTCAAGTCGAGGTAACCACCTACACTCTTCGGTAGCACCAATCCCTTTGCACTCGTAAGCCCGCTCAAGTCGAGGTAACCACCTACACTCTTCGGTAGCACCAATACCTTTGCACTCGTAAGCCCGCTCAAGTCGAGGGAACGACCTACACTCTTCGGTAGCACCAATCCCTTTGCACTCGTAAGCCCGTCCAAGTCGAGGGAACCACCTACACTCTTCGGTAGCACCAATCCCTTTGCACTCGTAAGCCCGCTCAAGTCGAGGGAACGACCTACACTCTTCGGTAGCACCAATCCCTTTGCACTCGTAAGCCCTCTCAAGTAGAGGGAACCACCAACACTCTTCGGTAGCACCAATCCCTTTGCACTCGTAAGCCCGTCCAAGTCGAGGTAACCACCTACACTCTTCGGTAGCACCAATCCCTTTGCACTCGTAAGCCCGCTCAAGTCGATGGAACCACCAACACTCTTCGGTAGCACCAATCCCTTTGCACTCGTAAGCCCGTCCAAGTCGAGGTAACCACCAAATGTTTCTTTTGAATTCGTTGACATAATGCAATAATTAAAGAAATCAATGAACGTGGGAAATCTATTTTTAAAATGTTCTTCATAGTTTTCTGGTGTAATGTCGTCGGGATTAAAACGCAACTCTACCCCACCATTAGGAAGATAATGACCTTCTCTCCAGATGTTTTTATTCAATTTCAACTCCGTTTCTGTATTGCCATGAGAATTTAAGTCATTTACTGCGATATCCCCATTTAATGGGTTATGGAAAAAACTTATAAATTGACACATTATTTGCACCCCTTCACTACATTATTTGACTTCATCTTCCCTTCCTGCATCTTTACTATGTCTACCCATATCAACCGAACTATTTCTTGCGTTTCCTTTGTCATAATCGTTCCCCCTTTATTATTTTAGCACACTTCTCACCGTCGGGTGTGCATTCATAATTTTTCCCATATTTTTTAGCCAACCCTTTAGAAATCAATACATTCCTGTCTTCTTTATATGTTTCGGCACGGACACTTCTATTGTCATCTTTCATGTAAACCAATAAGTCTTTCTGCGGTTCGGTCAAACCCTTTAGGTGCTTATCCATCGACTTTCTCCTTCACTGCGTTTTGTATTACCTCTAGGTTAGTAATTGCGTTTAGAGTTTCCTTCTTCGCTTCCCCTAACTCGTGCTGTAACTGCTGAATCCGATCGCTTACGATAGCCATACTTGCCTTAACGTCATTTAAAGCCCTTGTGTACCTACCGTTCAACCCTTGAATTTTCTCTATAACTCCCTTCCTTATACATTGGTCGTGGTACGACTGAACAGTTTTTCCGTCTCCCTCTATGTCCTCTCTAATCGTTTCTCCGCAATGCTTACAGTATACTCTCATTTTTCCTCCTTGAATCCGACAAGTGAAACAATAATAACTAAACCAACCTTAACCATACCCTCAAATCCACTAAAATGCCTTATCACATCAAATAGTATACTAACAAATATTACATCGATTACATATTTAAGTACCCTCATTCCCCTTCCTCCTCTCCGCAAGATAAAAACTCGTTCTCATACTCACTCCGTGCCTTCTCAGCAATGTGTTCATCGCTAATCCTGTCCGCTTCTTGAGCCAACGCATCATCACTTACATAATCAAAGTTTACCATGATTCCTCCTTAAATTAAATACCCCTGCAACCGAAGGTGAGTTCGATATACAGGGGCAAATGAAAAAACAATCCTCACCGATTGTCCTATTATTTAGAATTTGCTCACCCAAACCCGATTGTGTCATTTAGTTGTCCGTTCTTTATTTCTCTTTCTTTCGTTGCTTCTATATTGTACAAAGTTATTAAACAAAAGTCAATACCTTTGAATAAATACTTTTAAATTTATTTCATCGACGGTAGATTATATTATTCTGATATGTGCATATTCGGTGGAAGTTCGATTGATTTTCTATTTCCTATTCTTTGCTTTACAAATGGCTCTATGGTTATTTTTAAAACTCCGATAGGTGTTGGGTCATAAGCTGGTTTCTCTCCATAGCTTTTCTTGTCTTGTTGGTATGTTGAAAGAAATGTCCCTGTTACGCCAAAAAGCTTTTTCTTCTGCAAAAGCAAGGGAACCTTACTTCTTGTTTTGAAATGTTTTATTCTAGTTCCACAAACCTTTCTATGAACATGAGCCATTAGATATATGTCTGCATCGAACTTACTTTCAAGTCTCATTACCTTATTTAACGCACCACCATCGTTAGCTACCGAACCGTCGCCATGCCATAGAAATATATCTACACCTCTTGTGCTATGGCTACCCCTATCAAAGAGTAATGATACTATCGAAATATAGGAAAGGTTTACGGTGTTTAATTCGGTTGCAAGGTAGTCAACGGGGTTAAATAGGTAGTCTCTGTCTATGGTCTGTTCGTGGTTTCCTTCTACTAGTCCGATACATTTGTTTGCTATCGGTTTTAAAATCTCCGCCATTTCTTTAGTTTCTTCTTGGTGCAATGTCTTTAATGATTTTATGGAGTATTTTTGATCTATTGTGCCGGGGTCAAACCGTTTGTCTTTGTAATTTATAAAGTCGCAATAATCGCCCATTCCGACCCAATACGTTTTCTCTTTATTCTTTATGTAATCAACCATGTTCTTAAACTTCTCTTTCTCGCAGTTATCGTTACCTAAATGAACGCACCCCATAGGGATAATAGAGAATACGTCTCCTCTGCCTTCGCAAGGTATTCTAAAATTATAACATTTCATAAACCTCCTATTAGCAAATTTCTATACTAATATCTTCAAAGCGGGAAAGTATAAACATCAAGTCGTCTAAAGTCTTGCGTGAGTTTATTACCATTCCGCTAACTTTGTTTTCTCCGACGAGCAAACATCCTTCCGTGTCCTTATCTGTGTTGCCTGAGTGTATTCTTATAGACGTAAAAAAAGGCACATCCTTTAATAAAGGGAGTTGCCTTTTAAATCTTTCCGAATAACAGATTGTGATTTTATATGTACCAAACGGAATTGCAGTTTTACCATAGACCTTTTCCTCTTTTGATAAGTCTCTGACCACATCCTCAATTGTATCACAAAAATAGATATTATGCAAGTATAGCTTACCGATTGTGTAAGTCTTTCCAAAGTAGGTACGCTTGAGTTTCATTTTCATTCCCATTCTATCCACTCCAATAGACGCCATATAAGCATCTTAATATAATGAACTATCTTACGAATGAAACGCTTTGACTTGTCACTCATAGAACCGTCTTATATATATAACCTATTATTACCAGAGAGGTACACTTGCTTTAATACCTGCCCTGTATACGCCTAGATTGAAGTCACGCCCCACCCACAAGCCCATACGATACCCTGTTTTGCTTACAAGGCGGTCTACGCTCATATATGGCGTTCCCTTGCCTAGAAACGAAGATACCGCACCAAAATTAAGCGATAATGACTCATATCCCGCTATCTGTGTTTCGCCACCGATCA